CGCGCTGCGATGGTCGCTGCCGTCCTCTCGGGGGCGAACCTCTCGGGGGCGGACCTCTCGCTGGCGAACCTCTCGGGGGCGGACCTCTCGGGCGCGGACCTCTCGGGGGCGAACCTCTCGTGGGCGAACCTCTCGGGGGCGGACCTCTCGGGCGCGGACCTCTCGGGGGCGAACCTCTCGGGGGCGAACCTCTCGTGGGCGAACCTCTCGGGGGCGAACCTCTCGCGGGCGAACCTCTCGCGGGCGAACCTCTCGGGGGCGGACCTCTCGTGGGCGGACCTCTCGGGGGCGAACCTCTCGCGGGCGGACCTCTCGCGGGCGAACGGCGTCTTCACGGCGTCGCGCTCTGATCGGTACACGTTCACGATATCGCGCGTCAGCGGCGGTATCCGACTCTTCGCAGGGTGCCGGTATTTCGAGACACTTGACGATGCGCGCACCCACTGGAAAGAGACACGCGCCGGCACGCGACTCGGCGAGGAGTCACAGGCGCTCGTGGACCACTTAGAGCGCATGGCTCGGATCGCTGGGTGGCTCACATGAAGCGCCCGAAGACCACGCGCGAGCGTCTGCTAATCGCCCAGGCCCAGCTCCGGGGCGTCAAGAAGCTGTCGGCGGCCATGCTGGAGGCCACGAGTCGCATGACGCGCCCGATGCTCACGGTCGAGGCGAGGCGTGACGGCCCGGCGAAGTTCATTCAAGGCTGGGTGGTCCCCCGTGGCTACGCCTCCGTGACCCAAGCCCTAGATGAAGATGGGCAGGTGTGGGAGCGGGTGATCCAGTTATCTCCGAAGGAGCCAGGAAAGAGGCAAGAGGTCATGGACTCCTGGTGGGAGAAGATTGGGATGACACGGAAATGAAGCGCTACTCGAAGTGCCGAGAGGTGCCGATACGGCACCTGCCCGCACCAAGCCGCTAGGGAGGTCTCGAATGGGTGACTTCTACGATATTACCCATGAGGGTACCAGAATGGTGCTTCCTCGCGTAACTTCCATCCTCCGAGTTATAGACAAGAGCGGGCCGCTGATGGGCTGGGCGGTCAAACTCGAGCGTGAGAGCTTCCGCGTCGCCTTCGAGGAAGCCCTGACGGAGCCCGGCGCGACGCTCGACGCTCAGAAGCTCTGGGAGCGGCTGACCGCCCACCTGAAGGGTAAGCGGGCGTGGATCAAGGCGCGCGATGACGCGGCCGACATCGGCACGGCGGCGCATGACATCATCCATTGGCACACGCGGCGGATGCTCGGCCTGGACGCCGGCCCGGAGCCCTCTGGCCCCGATGCCTCGATGCGGGCCGTGTGCGCGTGGCTCGATTGGGCGCGCGACGTGGATTTCCAGCCCCAGCTTGCCGAGCGCGTCATCTACTGCCCGCAGTGCGCGTATGCGGGCGCGCTGGACGCCTACGGCAAGGTCCAGGGCCACTTAACCCTCGTGGACCTGAAGACGGGGAGGGCTGTGTACCGGGAGGCGCATCTCCAGGTAGCCGCGTACAAACACGCCCTGCAACGCGAGGGCTTCGTTGTCGACGGGGCGCTGATCCTCCGACTCCCGAAGACGGCCGCCGATCCAGAGTTTGAGCCGGTGCCAGCGAAGATCGTCCCCCATGCCGCCTTTCGTCATGTTGCTGGAGCGTGGCGGACAGTGCGGTGGTTGGATGGCGAGGAGACCGGGAGCCAACGTATGAGCACGTGCAAGGTGCTAGGTTGAATATGGCCGACCTTGATGACTTGATCCTTGATCTGGAGGGGAAGATCACCGCCTGCCAGCAGGCGGTCGACGCCTTGCGGCGCGCTCAGCTTCTCATTCTTCGAACCTGTCCTAAGTGCGGGGCGTGGCGAGGAGACCGGGAGCCAGAAGATGCGGAAGTGTGAGGCTCAGGGATGAGCCAACTACGCCCGGAACTGAGAACGCTCAACGCGAAGTCCTACATCACAGACGCGGAGGCCCAGGGATGAGACGGACGCGGTCGTTCTGGCGACGACTCAGGTGGGATGAGCGCTCGACGCTGGCCCTGATGGAGCGGTCGCCGAAGTACGGGGGGCGCTCGCCGTACATACCCGATGATTGTTCGGAGTGCGCGTTCTGCGGCTGCCCTGGGATCGGGCGGTTCTGCGATGCGTGCGCGGAGCACTACGATTACCTGATCCATAAGGCTGAGGGGGCCAACGCTCCGACCGTAGGCCGCCCAACCAAGGAGACGAGTAAGGCCGCCCCCCCCAAGGCGGAGCATCCCCAATGAGCCGCCTACGGACCTACGCCCCCATGAAGCGCATGAGCAAGAAGCGCAAGGCTCAGTTCACCAAACCCCAGGCCGAACGCCTCGTCCGCACGCTCAACATGGCCGCATCGGGCGATGTCAAGGCTCTGGCAGAGGTCTTCGAGGCGGTGCGCGCGGTCTACGATCCCGTGTATGACGCCGTGGACGCTCGGGCGGGGCGCTTGTGCGAGGTCGTGCTGGACGGTGGGCGCTGCCCGCGGCTCTGGCAGGAGCACCACCATACCGTCAAGCCGCGCGCCTCGCACCACACGCCGCGGTACGTTATGGCGATCTGCCGATGGCATCACGACGCCGTGGACCGTCCGTTCAAGCGCGGGAGGCTACTCACGGTGCCCAACGGGGACGGCTCGTTCCGGTGCGCCATCGTGACGGCCCCGGATAAGTTCACCTATCGCCACCGCCTCGCCGGCCCCGCGCCGAATGGGGGCATCGGGGGCTCGATCGTATGACTCGATATACCTGTCCGTGCGTGCTGGCGGAAAAGCCAAAATGCGGAGTGTCCTGCTGGCATTTCCGGGTCCAGAGCCGCACGAGCGGGTCTATCTGCGCGTTCTGCGGAAACTCGGGAATCGCGGGCGGCCACAGTCTCGCTACCGGGAAAGCCGAAAAGGAGGCACAGCGCGCCGTCGTCGGTGGGGGCGGTGGGGGCGTCGAGGGGCCGGGGGGAGAGTGAGGGGATGGATCGCGTATGGATCATCGAAGCGTCGTTTGAGGTCCGTGGGGTATTCGGCCCGTGGCACCCGACGGTGGGGGTGGGACTGACGCGCGCAGATGGCAGACGCGCACTCCGACAGTGGTGTACGCGCAACCCGCACGACCGTTTTCGGCTCCGGCAATATCGGCCGGCCGGGGCGCGCTGATGCCAGAGCCGACGCGCTCGCTGGATCAGTGCATATGTTGCGGCCATCTCGCCGTCAAGGACGGCTACTGCGGGCGCTGTGGCGGACAACTCTCGCGAGCTGGTCGTTGCGTACTCTGCCAAGTGTGGAAAGGGGGCGCGTGATGTCGGAGCCGCCCGCCGCCCTTTCCGCCCTCCCCCCGCCGCGGCGCCCCGAGGACCAGACGTGAGACTTCGCTATACCGTCTCGGATGCCGTCTACTGGCAATCCCACGAGAGGAGAACAGACGTGAAGACCTTGCGTCAGTGGACCCAGGAGTTGATGGCCCAGCAGTTCCTTGATGGCCTGATCGTCGGGTTCCTCATGGGAGCCCTGATCGTCACCGGAGTCGCCGTGGCGTGGCTCCAAGACAAGAGCATCGTCAGAGCGCATGCGCGACTTGACCCAGTGAGCCCCGATCAGTCGCCCGCCATCGACGACCCCGGCACGCAGACACTTCTCATGAGCGGGCCGACGCAAGGACGCGTCGCCGTCACCTGCTCGGGGCGAATGCGTGTTGATGGGCACCCGCGCCTCAGACCGGAAGTGGAGCCCGCGATGTTCACATTTGTCGATTCCGCCCGCGTGCCTACGTCTGCCCTGTTGACGCCATGACGACAACGGAGCAACGCCAGATCGCCAAGCCGATCCCCGAGTGGCTGCACCCCACCCTGCCCCGAGCCGGCGGGTACGAGTTCCGTAGTGAGGACTTGATGCTCTACTTCACGCGACTTGCTCGGTCGTCGTCTATATCGCCGTGCTCATAACGTTCGCGATGCTTCGACCATGAGCCCTCCGAAGGAGACCCCACATGCGTAGATCGTCTCTGATCCTCACAATCCTGATCCTGCTCTACACCACCTCGGCTTGGGCGTTCGGTTTCACTCCGACGACAGCGGCACAGCTTCGTGCCGTGGACGAGATGCGGGCAGCCGCCCGCGCCGACAGCGATGCGCGGAGCGTCCCCTGGTACAACACGTTGACGCTGCCAGACGGGACCGTGCTCTCCGATCCAGGCGTGTATTTCGCCGAGGCTGACCCTGGGGGTACGCTGATTTATCGTGGCCTCTCTTTCCTGTGGCGAGGCAGCCCGGAGGATGTCGCACGCACTCTGACGGACGTCTGGCATCGCAGCCTGAAGACTGACCCGAATGTGGCGGCCACCATGGTTTACGATGCCGACTCGCGAACATGGGGCCCGTGGGTCGCCGTGATCCCTCCCTCGCCGCCTCCACCGTTGGCTCCGTGGTGGTGCCGATTCGTCGTCTCGGGGCAGTTCGGGTGCCCGTGATAGAACGCGATGACGTGCAGCGTGAGTTGGTGATGGCTGAGCCTAAGCATGTTCACGTATGGGGCACGCTGTGCCGCGATGCCAGTGGCCGAGTGATCTCCTATTGCATCAACGGCTGGTGTCCGATGGCTCGCCACAAGAGCAACGGCCGCGTGTTCCTTGCACGGCCAGAACGCTGGAAGGCGCCCCGTGCCCGCTGAGTCCCTGCGTGGCCGATGGGTCTCGGAGCTACTGCCGCAGTTCTGGGCCTTCTGCGGCGCCCTCAAGATCCCCTCGAAGGAAGAAGGGGTCATCTTCCTCCGGCCCACGACGTCCCAAGTCTACCTCATCACCGAGATTTTTACGGGGCTGGACCAGGGCATACATGACTTCGTGACCGTGAAGAGTCGACAGCTCGGGGCCTGCCTCTTGCCGTCAACTCGGGTACTCACCTCGGATCTTCGGTGGGTTCCCATGGAGACGGTGCGCCCCGGCGATACGCTCCTCGGCGTTGACGAGTCGCCGGAGAAGCGCGGCGCGGCCAGGAAGATGCGTGAAGCGAAGGTCGAGGCCACAAACGAGGTCGAGGGGCTTGCCGTGAGGCTCACCATGGACAATGGGGCAACGCTGACGGCGACGCCCGAGCATCGGTTCCTCTGCCGAGCCAGAGGCACCGTTTCGACGTGTTGGCGAAGCGTTCGGAATCTTCAGGTCGGGGACGATATCCGAGTGATCGCGCGGCCGTGGCAGGCGCCAGATTACGAGGATGGGTGGTTCTCTGGCCTGCTCGACGGCGAGGGCAGCATGAGCCGGAAGTCCCAAGCCGGCACACATCTCGGTATCTCTCAGGTGCCCGGCGATGTGCTCCACCGGGCTCGTCTCTATCTCACCGAGCGAGGGTACGTGTTTCGAGAGGAGGTCGACCGACGCGATCCGGGGACGTCAAGCAAGTACGGCAAGAAGCCCGTCGTGAAGCTCATCGTCGGACGGATGAACGACATCTTTCGCCTGATTGGGCAGACCAGGCCGGCGAGATTCATTTCTCGAGACTGGTGGGAAGGGAAGGAGTTGCCGCCAGGTAAACGGCTCGGGGTCGGATACGCGAAGATCGTCGGCATCAAGTCACTCACCGTCCGCCGAATGATCGACCTTCAGACGTCGACAGGCACTTACATCGCCGAGGGGTTCGTCTCTCACAACTCGACGATCCTGTGGGCACTGGACCTGTGGTGGTTTCTTAAGTTCGGCTCGATCCAGGCCATGTACATCGCGGATGACGACGAGAACAAGGAAGTCCACCGAAACATCCTCACGCAGATGTACGAGTCTCTCCCGCCGAAGTTCTCTCGTGGGCCGTTCCAGATCAACAATCGCGTGCAGGCGCAATGGGCCGACCGGCCGGGCTGGCGCTCGCCCCGGATCATGTGGACGCACGCGAGCCCACGGCAGGAAGGGCAGCTCGGGCGGTCGCGTGGGGTCAACTACCTCCACGGGGAGGAAATCGACGGGTGGAAGGACCGCAAGGGGGTGGACGCGCTCACGTCGTCGCTGGCCACAGACTACCCCTTCCGCCTCTATCTGTGGGTTGGGACCGGACAAGGCTACGGCTTGCTCTACGAGATGTGGGAGCAGTCGGGCGAGTCAGTCACGTCACGCCAGGTGTTCCTCGGATGGTGGCGGCTATCCACGAGACGAGTGACCAAGGCCGCACAGCCCGACGTGTGGAACGTGTATGGCATCACGAAGCCGTCCCCCGACGAGACGGAGTGGCTGCGCGAGGTCCGCAAGCGCTACGGCGTCATCATCGACCGCGAACAACTGTGCTGGTGGCGCTGGCAGCTCCATGAAGGCAAGGGGATCAACGGCGACGAAGCGAAGATGTTGCAGGAACATCCGTGGTTGCCGGAGCAGGCGTTTCAGTCGAGTGGATCACAGTTCCTCTCCCCGACCGTGCTCCTCAAGATGCATCATGCCTTCGCGCGAGCACCGCAACCCGTAGGTTACCGCTACGATTGGGGCCTGACCTTCGACGAGAAGTTCACGCCGGACGGCGACCAGACGATTCTCGGGGTTCCTCTGGAGCAGGCCGCGCTGACGGTGTGGGAGCATCCCGACCCGGCCGGGCTCTACGTCGTCTCCGGTGATCCGGCCTACGGCTCGTCCGAGAAAGCCGATCGCTTCGCCGTCACGGTCTGGCGCTGCTGGCCGGATTCGCTGGTCCAGGTCGCCGAGTATCAGACGCCGGTCGGCACGATGTATCAGTTCGCGTGGACGCTCGCGCACCTGGCCGGAAGCTATCCGCGCTGGCTGATCTACGACGTCAACGGGCCGGGCTCCGCCGTTCTTCAAGAGTTGAAGCGCATGCAAGACCTTGGGTTCGGCTTGACCGTCCGCGGGAACGGCATTCACGACGTCGTGTCCCGTATCCAGACTTACCTCTGGGCGCGGCCCGATGCCCTCATGTCCTCGTACTCTTGGGGCTGGAAGACCAGCGGCGGCAACGTCGAACAACTCATGGAGCAGTTGCGGGACATGTGCGAGCGCGGGATGCTCGTGGTCCGGTCTCGGGCTCTCTGGTCTGAGCTGGGCGCCCTGCGGCGGGACGGCGGCAAGATCGAAGCGGGTGGGGTCGCTCACGATGACCTAGCCGTGACGGCGGCGATGGCCGTGGAGTATTGGCTGTCCAGTATCGTCCAAGAGATCGAGCAGTGGATGGCCCCCAAGGACGCAATCCCCACCGCGAAGACCGACCCGACGCAGAGGCTCGTACGTGGGTTCATGGCCCGGATGAATCAGGGCGAAGAAGAACCGCCACGCCAGTACGGGGTGCGGGTCGTCGCACCAGGGAGATAACGATGATTCACGAGTTGCTGACTCGGCTATTCAGCGTTGAGGAGATCAACGGCGGCGAGCGGTGCCTGACGTATATGTATCGGTGGCCCCTCGTGAAGCGGCCTCGTCTCTCGATCTACCTCCATAAGTTCGTGGCCGACGACTGGTCACGCGACCTTCACGACCACCCCAAGCGCTTCGTATCAATCGGGCTCCGAGGCTCCTACGTTGAGGAGACGCCAGCCGGCTTCCGCATCTACCGAGCCCCGTGGGTTCGTTCGTTCCCGGCCACGCACGTCCACCGGATTCGGCTAGTCGGGGCCTCCTGCTGGACGCTCGTGGTCGTGTTCAAGGCCACGCGACCGTGGGGCTTCTGGAACGAGGGTCGGTGGATTCCGTGGCGTGAGTACGTCGGCAGCGAGATCGCCGACAAGATGAAGACGTGCCAGTAGTGGTGGCCCGGATGAACCAGGGAGAGGAGGAGCCGGTGACTATCTCTGTATTCGCGGACTTTTCGTTAGAGGACGCCCGTCGCCTCATGAAGCACCTGATGACGCTCGGTAACTTTGACGAGTTTCGAGACAGCAGCGACCAAGATGGACTCTCGGATGAGGTCGCCTTCGAGTTGCGCGACTTCATCCGGGACTGCATCGTCGTGACCCCAGCCAACCCTCCGACCGTAGGCCGCCGACCCCGTGCGCCGGGTAAGCCAGTTCCCCTCAAGGCGAAGCGGGCCAGACCATGACCGTTTCTGTTCCGGTCGATCCGTCCAAGGCCGTGAATGCCCTGGAACGACGGTATCGGGAATGGCTCGCTACCGACGCTGGCGGAAACGCCTTCCCGCTCTTCCGACGTTTCGCCCTAGAGATGCTCGTTGCGCGGCGACCTTTCGGCGTGAAGGCACTCGCGGAGCGGGTTCGCTGGGAGGCGGCGACGGCGTGGGCGGTCGATCCGTGGGACTTCAAGCTTAACAACGATTTCACCGCGTACATCGCCCGAGATCTGATCCGAGAATTCCCCGCCATGAAGGACTTGATCGAGGTGCGACGAGTCCGAGAGGAGGACGCATGATCCTGTGGGAGCGCCCCGGCTTCATCGTGGAACAGAAGACCGACGCCAAAGGGGAACCCGTGGTGCTGTTCAACGGCCATCCCCTGTCTCTGGACGAGTCCGCCATCATGGCCTCGTACGTCATCGACGCCTGTACGGCCCATCGGGTCGCATGACCGTCCACGTCTACACCCGAGGCCACCAGCCAGCCACGCGCTTCGTGACGGTGATCGACGTGAAGGGCGCCACGCGGCGGTTCTGGACGCGCTTCAAGGGCAACCATCTCCTGCCCACGTCCTGCTGCCGCAAGCGCCGGCCCGCGAAGAACCTCACCGTTCAGGTCTACTACGACATGGTTCCGTTCTGGTGCCGCCCCGGAAAGGGCTGCAAGGCCAATCGGGTCGCATGACGACCGCGGCCGAGATCGCTTGGCTTGCTGGCATTCTTGAGGGTGAAGGCCATTTCGGTTATATGGCGTACACACCCCGAGTCGATCTCTGGATGAGCGACGAGGACGTTATCCAGCGGGCGGCCTCCTTGGTGCGAAAGGCCGTCTCAGTTCGTAAGCCCCAGAATGGGAAGATCCGTCCGTTGTACGGGTTCACGGCGTGCGGCGCTCATGCCATAGGCATCATGCTGACAACGTATACCCTGCTCGGATACCGCCGCCGCGAGGCCATCAGGGCCTCCGTTGCTAGATGGACGGCCCCGAAGATGTCGCCATCCGACAGAGGGAAACTAGCCGGGGCCAAGGGAGGGCCAGCGATGTTCGCAAAGTACGGCCGGGAGCGCTTCGTGGAGATGAGTCGGCTTGGTCACGCCGCGAGGTGGGGCCGTGGATAAGCCTTTCAAGAAGTTCGAGCGCGAAGTGGGAGCGCTGATCGGCGGTCGGCGTCACTGGAGCAATTCAGGCGAAAAGATTGACTGTAGCAGCGATCGGTTCGTGGCGCAATGTAAACTTGTGCAGCGCATGAGCCTGGAAGAACTGACCGCGCTGGTAGAGTCTATCGACGAGCAGGCCGCACCGCCGACTCACGATCCGATGCGGACCCCCAGGCTAGGCTTAGTGTGCGTGAAGGTGCGCCGGGGGAAGGGCAAGCCGTCCCCGACCTTGGTGGTCATGACCAGTGACACGTTCAAGAGCCTGATCGGCTATACTCATAGCCAACCATCATGATGGACGCGGAGTACGTGATCGTCTCGGCGAAGGAGGACCGTCGGCGACCATACGCCAACCCTGGATACATGTGCCGACGCGACCGCTCCGGGTGGCGATGCGGGAAGTGCCTGCGTGGTCTCGTGCGGCCCAGGTACGGCTCGCGGTGTCGCGTGTGCCGGGCCTTTGTCTCAATGGCGCCACGATGAAGCCCCGAGCCGATTGGGTCTGTAACGCCAAGGGCTGTCGAGAGACGATCCCCGACGGCGACGGCGCCACCGCGCAACGCCAGTACGAGTTGCCGGTTGACGCGAAGGTCTGTCCCTACGGCCACCGCTCGATCAAGCGGCTGTTCAACGCCATCAACGTCATCGGCTCCCGAGAGGTCCAGCCCGAGACGGACCCGCGCCTGACGTCCTCGTCTCCGACCGTTGTCAAGGACGCGCTCATGCGGCCAGGGTTCGACGTCGCCAGCGCACACACGTCGACCGGCTCCGACCCGAAGAAGGTGGGTGGGCGGCTTCGCTCGTGGGCCATCCCCAACGTCTCGATGGCGGACCCGAGTTACCAGAGCCAGGTCGGACAGGGGCGCCCGATGCGCGAGATGGAACGGGCGGCGCTGGCGCGGCATGACCCTCAGCCACAGCACATCTCGAATGTGCTCGCCGCCATCGCCCGACAGCCCATCCCGACGAGAGTGGCGGGACGATGAGCATTCGAGAGCCCGGCCGTCCGTGCATCCTCTGTGGCCGGCCGACCGTGCGGTTACTGAACAGCTCGTGCGGGGTCCATGTGAAGTGCGAGGAGCAACAGGACATGAAGGTCACGCGATGATGGTCTGCACGGCCGTCTTTGTAGCGGTGTCGAGTTGGTGGGCGTTCCTGTATCCGGCGCTCTGGAAGGACATCCCGCGCGCCGTCTCTACGCTCTCGTCTCACACGTTCGAGAAGAAGTGCGACAAGCGCTATCACCTCGTCGTCCAGGTCGGAGACCGCGACGTGATCGCATGGAAGGCCAAGCCGTGAGACTCCCTCAGAGCCCTCGGATGCGCCACGAGTTTATCGTGGAGTTGGGCCGCCAGTGCTCCGTGGACCGACCCATCCGCAAGACCTATAACGCGGAGCTTCGGCAGTGGTACACGAAAGGCTCTTCTACAGGAGAGCGGGTTCGCTACAATAAGATCCGAGCGGACATGAAGCAGGCTGCCGCCTATCGCTTCCAGTCCGAGTCCGTGCGCTTCGGGCTCGCCCTGTCGCATCGCTACGGGGAGCAGTTCTCGGCGAAGCTCGAGGTTGCACGGGATGACTTCCACCGGGCGTGGCATGACGACGGCGATGGGCTGGTGATCGGGAACGGGAATGAGTGGGCCGGGGTCTATCCCTCGGTCGTCTTCAAGGTGGTGCCGGTCGCGGGGCAGGCGCGTACGACCGTGGTCCCCGATCCCGCCGACATCGGCGTGTTCGAGCCGGACAAGCCCTTCGACCGACAGGAAGCCTTGGTCCACTACTTTCTGCTGAGCCTCGCCTCGTTTCGGCGTCTCGTGGCGGGACATCCCGACGAGGAACGCCTCATGAACGTCGCCCGCATGGACGCCGAGACGGGCTCGGGAGAAGGCCCGTTGACCGGGACCACCGAACGGATCGTCTTCGACCAGATCGCCACGTCGACCACGAGCCCGGTGTACGGGGGTGGCGCCATCGTCGGTTCCTCGGGCCAGCCGGAAGCGATCGTCGAAGCCCCGCGTGTCCTGTGCTGTGAGGTGTGGGTGGTGGACGATCGGATTCAGGACTGGCGCGTGGTGACGTGCCTGGCCCCGGCGGGGATGGTCAGCGACGTTCTGTGGGATCGACGGACGCCGATTCTCTCGGGCATCGACCCGTTCGTGATCCTCACGCTCTCGGGCGCGCTCGATTACGTGTGGGGCTTGTCCAACACGGACGACCTGACCGGGCTGCAGGACATGCGGGAAGAGCGCATGGCGGATATCAACGACCTGATGAAGCTCCAACTGAAGCCGCCCACAGTGCTCGGCGGATTCGGGGGTCTGAGTGACGAGCGCGCCAAGCGGCTGAACACCCCGGGAGGCGTCCTATCGACGTCAATTCCGAACCCGAGCGTCAATCGGTTTCAACCGAACATGCCCCCTGAAGCCTATTCTTCCGTGGATGGGATAGACCGCATGTTCGCGGACCAAGGGGGGCTGCCGATCCTGACCAACCCCGGAGGAGGGGATTCACCCGGTATTCGCGCGGGGAACCAGCTCGGCGTGCTCGCGACGCTCTCCTCGGCACGCCTCCGTGAAGACGCGATGAAGGTCGAGCGGGCCACGTCGGAAGTGGCCACGTTGAAGTGGCGGATGATGCGCGAGCTGTCGGACGAGCCGCTGATGGAGCCGAACGGCGACCGCTTCCTGCTCAAGCATCTGCCGCGAGAAGTCGTGGCCCTCGTGGATTCGCACTCGGCGTCTCCGCTGTACGCCGCCGCGGTGAAGGCCGAGGCGGACGTGATGCTCAAGGCGGGCGCTATCGACTTGCCGGACTACGTGCGGATGAAAGACCCGCCGGGACGAGATGTGCTGATTGCCAAGGCTCGACATCTCGCCGAGGCGAAGGCCAAGCAGTCGGAGCGGATGATGGCGATACAAGAGATGAAGGCCATGCGGGGGCGGTCGCGTTGACGTCTCGGCGCGCGCTGGAGTTGCTGTTGCTCCGCGTGAGATGTACGGCTACGACACGCAGCACCAGAATGGCTGAGGCCATGAAGGGGAGATCGAGATGAATGAAGTGAATCGCTTGGCGTCGATGGGCAGGACGACGCTCCTCGACGTGATGTCATCTATCGGGCTCGCGCTGTTCGCGGCACTGACGACGCCGCTGGCGTTCGTGTTCTTATACACAAGGGTCGCGTGGCGAATCTCCACCGCAAAACTCAATGAGTGGGGCCTATGACGCGGTAAATGCGACGCCGAGTCTTGCCGGGCCATGGTGTTGCGGGAGATCCGCAGACGGCGCCTGAGAATCGCCCATGAAACAGCCCGGCGAGGCACCTTCAAGATATGAGGAGATCGCGATGAGTCCATACGTTCGCGACCTGGTAGCGCGTTGCGAGTGCGGTCACGAGGTGTCCCTGCACGTTTACCTGCCCGGTCATCCAGATGGCGCAGTGGAATGTCAGGGGACAGACGACTGCGAGTGCGGCAGGATTCGCGTCGTCATGCGCGGTCGGGAGCGTTTCGCATGAGCGAGGAGATCATCGGCGGCAACGGCGCGGCGCCACCCGAGGGACCGCAGCCCATCGTCATCACCTTGACTCTGTTCCCGTCGCCACAGGGCTACGCGATGCAGGTCCACCACGATCCCAAGGTGTTCGCGGACCAGATCATCGACGCCTGCCAGCGGGCCGCGCGCTTCTACGAGCGGATCGCGCTGCTGCAAGAGATGCAGGCGATGGACGCCAAGGCTCAGCAGGCGCGCGCCCAGATGCAGCGTATTCAGGGCCGGATCGTCGGGCTGTCATGATGGACCAGCCGCGGCCAGACTTAGGCTCCCCAGGGCTCAACTATCTGTTCTTCGGGCCACCGCCTGCCGAGGAGATCGAATGGACGGAGCGGATCGACAACCTCTCCCGGGAGTGTGCCCGTCGGCGTCGCCAGATGGCCCGACGCGCGCTCGCGTCCTGGCGTACGTCAATGGCCTCATCGCCGCCCACCGGCTCGCCTTCGTCACTCCACGAAGCTGGACGGTCGGGAGACGAGGAGCGATCGACCAGCTCACCAAGGAACACGGCTTAATGCTGGCTACGGGCGAACACGGGGATGCGCTCGTGAAGACGTGGGCGCTGCTCACAGAAGGACGCGATGGGCTCTTTGCCGCTGTCGCGCAGAACTCGGCCTGGGGTGCCGGCGTGGGTCGCGTGCGGCAAGATCCCCTACGCCTGTCAGGTTGACGCGCTGATCGCCTTGAGTCGAGGCGCTGTCCGATTCGCTACCGGCGAGGCCATCAAGCCGCCGACGCGCGTCTACCGATGCCTGGCGTGTACGCGCTGGCATCTCACGAGCCGCCTGTGAGCCTCGCGGACAACCCGCTCGACAAGCGCCACTTTCACGGCGCCCTGGCCAGGCACTCCCCGTTCACCTTTGCGCCTCCGGTCCAGTGCCGAGGCTGTGGCGAGATGATCTCCTCACGCTGCCTCATGCTCCCCGGCGATACCGTCTGCCATCTCTGTTGGATCAAGGAGCGATCGTGCCCTACGCCAACGTCGAAGACCAGCGAGCCTGTGACGCCCGGTGGCGCACCCGTCATCTCCATTGGCGCCGCGCGTCCCGTCGCCAATGGAACCGCACGCACCGGCCGTACTGCGCGCGCATCCAGGCGCGGTCCGTTCGGCGCCGCCGGCTCACGGTCTTCCGTCGAGACGGTTGGCGATGTGTCTACTGTCGACGGCGCGGCACGTCGCGCACCCTAACCCTCGACCACAAGATCCCGCGCAAGGACGGCGGGAAGGGCACGCCCGAGAACCTGCTGACCGCGTGCCGCTCGTGTAACCAGCGCAAGGGGATCAAGCCCTACGATGTGTTCATGGAGCGCATGCGGGCCGAGCTGGGTCTGGAGCCCATGTGGATCACCGAGGAGCCGGTATACGGTCTCTCTACTGGTAGTTGATCCCACGTATACCGGTAGTTTCTCCCTTGGTAATTATTCCCTTGACAGGACGGCATTCCGAGGAGCAGCCTGTCAACCGTGAAGGGGTGCTTCAGATGCGACGTGGAGTCTCGCGTATGACACGCGGGCCGCTCAGTACCCCGAAGCGGTTGTCTCAAGCCCTAGGAGGGCCACACATGTTTACCGAGATCGTGCGGAATCGTCGGGGTCGTCGGGGTCGTCGGCGCTAAGGCTGACATCGGGGCGGGTGGACGGTCATCCCTCCCAGGGTGCGCCGGCACACACCACCCGCCTCACCCAACGCATGAAGACGACGAGACGACACAAGCGAGCGGCGCGGCGCAATGCCGCCAAGGCCCGTGTCGTCCGTTCCATGAGACGCAAGTGAAGATCGGCGTGATCGGTCTCGCGTGCCGCTACTGCACAGCCGTCGTTCCGCTCGGTCATCTCCATGCCTGTTTCGTCCCGACGCCGAAGCCGATCGCGCCACCGAGGCAGATGGCGGCATGATGCCCCCGATGGGTGGTTCGCCTCCCGCGATGCCCGGCCAAGTACCCCAGGCCGGCAAAGAGATGAAGGGTCGCCTGCAAGCGGGGCTGATTCTGGCGTTGATGGAAATGGCGATGCCGAACCTGACGGACCCGGAGGACAAGATCATCATGGAGGAAGCGCACCTCAAGATGCTCAAGCGCTTCTCCAAGCCCCCCGGGGATCTCCAGAAGGCCGAGATGAATTTCATGAGTTCGCAGTTGAACCCGATGCCCCGGCCGTCGCCGATGGACCAGGGGCCGCAGATCCAGTCGAGACTTCAGGGGATGGGCGTGCAGCCGCAAGCCGCGCCCGGACCCGTGGCCGCATAGGAGGACATGATGCCCATCGCGAACCCCAAACGGTTCCCCATCCGGTCGATCAAGAGCAACGCCCAGGAAGCAGGCCAGGTCTACAATCCACCTCGCATGGTGGAGCACGGCGGCCTGAAGTCCGTGAGCCAGTACGGCAAGGACTCCACCTTCAACGTGGAAGCGCCGGAGAAGGGCTCGGGCACCGGCACCAAGGGCTCCGAGGCGCCGTACTAGGCCCATGGACCCGCGCCTCGCCGACCTGACGACCGCGGACCTGATGGAGTACCTGCGGGAGAACCCGCAGACCTACCACGCCATCACGAACACCGACCCGCGCGTGCAGCTCATGGAGCGCATCCATGCCGCGCCCGGTGGTGAAGAGGACATCGCGGCCCTGGTCAGGAAGCACAAGGACAAGTTTCCGCCGAACGCCCGCATCCCCATCGACGTCAAGGAGCAGGCCAGAGAAGCCGCCGCGGCGGCGATCAAGGACGATCTCCAGGCGATCAAGGATCTCCGGGCCGAGACCGAGAAGGAGCGCAAGGAGCAGCGGCTCAAGGGGTTCCGGGCCGAGATGATCGAAGCGGGCGCCGAGGAAGCCGATGTCGAGAAGATCGAACAGTTCATGCTGGACAACGAGATCGGCCCGAAGTCGGTGAAGCTGGCGGTGGAGCGCTACTACGAAGTGACGGCGCCGGCCGAGCCCACGGGCACCTCTGGACTGCCGTGGCATCCCACGAACACGGACCAAGAGTTCCTGACGAAGCTGGCAGCAGCGCCGATTGACGCGGATCTCGATCAGATCGCGGCGCCCTGGTACGAAAAGACCTTTCAGGATGTGGTCAAGGGCCAGGGGCGCGGCGCTCGGGCGGGAGCGAGATAGTTCCCGTGGACGAAGTCCTCGGGCAAGACGCGGTGGAGTTTCAGGAACGCGACGCACCACGCGATCTTGTCAACCACGCGCTGGCCGTGCGGCTGGCCGTGGTCCCACAACTCGAGGTTCTCCGGGCGCCAGTCCATCTTGTCCCCGTTGACGTGGTGGACGGTCTCGGTGTCGGTGAGATCCCGGCCGAGCTTTTCCGCCATAACGATACGGTGGACCAAGACTTCGGCTTTGCCGGTCCAGAAGACCGGGTAACCGCCGCTCTTTCTGATCCACCCCTGGGGGTTCCGTTTCGCGTCGTCCGAGCACTTCTTAGTGCAGTACTTCCGCTCGGCCTGACCAGCGCGGCGCTTGAAGATGGCGCCGCACGCCTCGCACGCCTGCTCAGGGATCGGCTGGATACGCGCGATGCGAGCGCACCGCTTCGTACAGTACGCCTTCAGGTAGCTGTGCCCGTTCGACGGAGACGTGACGGGCTTGATCTCGGTCCCGCAAGTCGGGCAGATAGCCGTCGGCTTCACTTCGCTTCTCTTGACGTATCTCCGTTGCAGTTCCCCCATGACACCGACGGTACACGTTCTAACCGTCAAATGCAAGAGGTGGCGTAATGTACATATCTGGCGGGATTGTGCCGGGAGGTCCTGCTGGCGACCAGGCAGCCGCTTGGACCAGACGCTCTTTCGTCCCGAAGGTGGTCGTCCAAACGCGCAATGCGACGCCGCTCACCGCGGTCATGTTCGCCTCGAGCAAGCCGGCAACGGGCGGCATCTCGTCCGTGACCGTACCCATGCAGGGCGGCAACTTCGTCGAGACCCAATCGACGGACTACGCCGGCAAGTTCAACGAGCCGCCGAACCTCAGCCCAGGGATCGACGCCGCGTGGAACCTCAAGGCCATCATCACGCCCATTCCCTTCCTCGGGATGGAAGCGCTGATCCAGTGGGACGCCGCGGTCATCCCCATCCTGGCCGCCCGGATGAACGACGCCGGCAACTCCGCGGCCGAGTATCTGTCCGACAAGCTGTGGACGAACGCCGCCAACAACCAGGACATCAACGGCCTGCCCCTGATCGGCTCGGACGCGATCGACATCGGCGGGCTGTCACGGGTGACGTATCCGTTCCTCAAGGCGAACATCATCCACGCCGGCAACGTCGATCCCACCAGGAAGCTCATCAACAAGTACCTCGTCTCCGCGGTGAAGTCCTCGCAGGGAGAGATGCCGGACTTCGGGATCACGGGACCGGGCACGTGGGCCAAGCTCTCCGAGGACTACATCGGGGTCGAGGGCTTCCAGCGCCGGCCGGGTGACGCGGACTTCGACAAGGGGCGCGCCGGCTTCCGAGAGCTGGAAGTGGCGGGCGTGCCGATCTACTTCGATCCCGCCTACGGGAAGGAAGGGACCATCTACTTCTGGAAGCGGAAGTACATGTCCTTCTACATCCACCAAGCCGCGGCGTGGGCGTTCACCGGCTTCCAGTCGACGCTGGCAAACTACCAGCTCGGCTATGTGGGGGCGCTGCTCACCGTCATCGAGACGGTCAATGTCAAGCCTCGAACGGTAACGGTGATCGACGAACTTAACTTTGACGCGGTGTAGGAGGAGAACCCCATGAGCCTCGATGCGGTTCCCACAAACATCCTCACCGGGGTTGTCGGCTCCGTCCAGGCCGCGGCCCAGGTCGTCACACTGGACCACGGCGAGACCTACGTCATCCCGGCCGGCGTCTACTGGCTGTACGCCACCGACGCCGATATGGACCTCGAGGTGGTCACCGTTGGCTCCGTGCCGACGTGGACCAAGTTCAAGGACGGCGACGCCGCCCCGCTCGGAATGCTCATCTACTCGGACGGCGTGGACACGCGCCTGCACAACTCGCACGGCGCTACCGACGACGAGGTCGCCTCCCTCATCAAGATCGGCTGATGGCTCGATGCGGCCCCTCGCCCGGCTGCGTCTGATCCTGCTCACGGCCCCCCTCTGGGCCGCGCTGCTGTCCTCCCTCGCGTTCGCCCAGGGCCCCGGCGCGCATATCGCGGCCCCTGGCACCGGACGGCCGGCCTGCACCTCGATCACCAATCCCGTCGCGGATCAGACGTGGTGCCTTGATGGTAACGCGCCGCAGTTCCTCAAGGTCTACTCCGGGGGAACGTTCGTTCCCATCAGCGTGGCTGGCGCCTTCTTCGTGGACGCGGCGACCTACGGATTCTCGCCGAGCGCGACCGCCGCCGTGAACACCGCCGCGCTCCAAGCCGCCCACGATGCGCTGCCGGCACCGGGTGGCGTGATCTACATGCGGGCCGGGAGTGCCTGCTATCCGATCAACGGTGAGATCGCCATCACGAAGTCCGTGACCTTCCTCGGGGAAGGGCCGGGACGCGCCGATGCCATCGGCACGAGCGGCACGTGCGTCCAGATGACCACGATCAACCAGAACGGGTTTGCGGTCAACACGAGCGAGCCGGTGCGGTTCAGTAACTTCGCCCTCGTCTCTTCGGTCGCCACCGCGGGCGCCGGGATCGTGCTGAATTCGCCGGGGATCGTCAACGGTCTGTCGGGCACCCAGCAGACCGTCATCGACCGCATGATGTTCAATGGCCTCTGGATCTCCGTCCAGGGGGTGAGCGCGCTGTTCACGAACATCACCGGCAGCGTGTTCTGGGCATGCCAAAGCATCTGCGTCGAGTGGCGGAATACCCAGCACCACGACCAGGGCGACGGCACGATCACGTCGTCGGTCTTCCAGGGGCCGTCCACCGCCTACGGGATCATCTGGTACTCGGGCGGGGGACTGCGCATCCTCGGCAATAAGTTCCTCAGCTTGTTCTCGGGCATCTCGCTCAATCCGCAGTGGACCGACATCGAGAGCCCGGCCGGCGCGACGTCGGATTTCCAGATCGTCAACAACTCGATCGAGAACTATTCCGGGGCCGGCGGCTCGGGGATCGCCGTCCTCCGGTCCACGGGCAGCAAGACCATCGGCAACCTCACCATCGTCGGGAATCAGCTCGTGGGCTCCTCGGGCACCTACGGCATCGCCTTCCTGACCGCCAACGAGTTTTACGTCAACGACGTCATCATCGCCGACAACCTCATCAACACCGTGGACGAAGGCATCGTCATCCATGGCGGCACGCGGATGACCGTCCACGACAACATCCTGGTCAACATCACCACCGGGCCAGCGATCGGCATCGACGTCGCCTCGCCGGCCAGCGATATCCAGCTTGGGCCCAATCGCTTCACCAACGTCAGCAACGCCGTCGCGGGAGCCACCGCGCCCCTGATCCTGCCCGGCGGCGTCGCCATGACGCCATCGACCGCGCTGCTCGCTGCGGGGACTGGCGCGCTGTCCATCACGGTCCCCGGCTCAAGCAACGGCGCAGTCATTGCGCTGGGGGAGACCGGCGGCACGTACAAGTACCTCCGCAGTCTCGGTGGCGTGTATCAGCTCCTCAACAACGCGCGGGACACCGTGCTGTTCAGCATCAACGACGGAGGGGCCATCACGACGATGGGCTCGACGGGGCTTACGACCACCGTGACTGTCCGCTGTGAAGCCGCCACCGACAAGACCCGGGTGCTCACCTACACGAATGGGCTGCTGACCGACGCCGGCACGTGCGCGTAGGGGGCTAACATGCCCACGCTCGCCATCCCCGCGGGGGCGGTCGATACCGGAGTCACCCTTGGGGACATCACGCAGATCCGCTACGTCGACTGGAATACGACGTATTGGATCGCCAGGACGGGCACCCAATGGACGGCCTACTTCGCCACGCCGGCTCCTCCGGGCGGTGGGAATCTCGCCTACGATGCCGTCCCCCCGTCGCCGAATGTCCTCTCAGTCCTGACCATCCCCGCAGGCGCCGTCGATACCGGCGTGCTCAACGGCAACTTCTCCTCGATCCGGTACGTGGACTGGAACACGACGGTCTGGCCCTCGCTCAAGACCGGCTCGCACTTCACGTTCTCGTTCGGCACGCCGGCCCCTCCAGGGGGCGGGCACGTCGGCTACATCGGGGCACCGGTCGGCGTTACCCTCGGCGAGTACCTGAATCGTCTCCGTCGGTTGCTGCACGACGCGGAGGCGGACTTCTGGACCACCCCCGACCTCATCTCGGACATTAACGCCGCGATCCAGCAGCGCGACATGTGGTCGGGCGGCATGCGGAGTTACCGCTCGAACGTCCCGACCACGGTGGGTCTCGACGTCTATTCGCTGGCCGCGCTGTTCTCCGACGTGACCGTGCTCGACGTCATCAACGTCTGGCTCGTGTGGGGCCAGCAGCGGGTGTCGCTGTTTCAGCTCCCGTTCACGGACCTCACCAACTGGTTCCGCCAGAACATCCTCTTTCGCAATCGGCCTGGCGCCTGGTGCCGCTACGGGGCGGATCAGGTGTACATCGCGACCGCGCCATCCGTGGCCTACACGACCGATTGGGATCTCGTCGTCTTGTCGGGGGCGCTCGTCGCGCTCGGCGACACGGATCCGCTGGCGTATCCGTACACCGAGCCCGTCGTCTACTACGCGGCCCATGAGGCGTGCATCAACACGCGGCGGTGGGATCTCGCCGATCGGTTCCTCGGCATGTGGGAAAAGGCCAAGCGCGACATCGAGGGCTCGCGCGTCGGTGAGATGCTGTCCGTGAACCTCGGGCGTTCGGGCTGGTCATGAGCATCGGCGCTGATCCGCGCACCGCTGGCCGCGACAACGGACGTCGCCAGCAGGCGATCCCGCAGAGTCGGACGTTCCGCCAGTGGAAGGGCCTGAATCTCGCGGACTCACGGCTCACCATCGACGATGACGAGCTGTACTGGCGAGACAACGTGATGCCGGTCGGACGAGGCCAGCAGTCGGTGCCCATATACGCGGGGCCTGCCGGAGCGGTGCTCCACGCCGATACCGTGAAGGACACGTGGGGCGGGATGCTGACCTTCCCCGGCGAGCAGACCTCGCGGCCGGTCTTCGTCGCGGTCTTCATGGACGGCTCGGCCTTCCAGCGTGATTACTCCGTGGAGCCGCCCCTCGACCGGCAGATCGCCCCTCCGGGCACGTTCGCGGCAGGGAGCCGAACGGGGATGACGCCGTGGCAAGACGGGCCGCTGCTCATCCTCGACGCCAAGGCCGGCTACGGCAAGTGGGATGGGGTGGCCTTCACGGTCATGGACGCCACCCGTCGCGGCGCCTATCTCGCGGTCTTCGAGGGGCATGCTTGGCTCGTCCTGGGCGCGCGCACCATCGACTACACGGCCCCCGAGACCTTCGACGACTTCGCGCCGAACCACGGAGCGGGAACGTTTCGGATCACGGACGAAGCCTTTGAAGGGCCCATCTATCAACTGCTCTCGTTCGTGCAACAGCTCTGGGTGTTCGGAGCCGACGCGATCAACGCGATCGGCAATGTCCAGACCACGGGCGGCGTCACCACGTTTGCCGTCACGAATGCCGTCGACTCCCTCGGCTCCACCTTCGCGAACTCCGTGATCGGGTACTACCGCACGCTCGCCTTTGCCACGAGCCAAGCCATCGCTGGGCTGACCGGCGTGCAGCCGCAGAACCTCTCACAGAAGATCACCCGGCTGGCGTCGCGTCTCGGCGTCCTGACGCCGACGGGCCCCCGCGCCGGTACGCAGAAGCTCTACGGCATGACGGTCCTCTGTTTCCTCGTGGACTACGACGATCCGATCCAGGCGAAGCACCGTCCGCTCCTGCTCTGCTATGTCGAAGGGCAATGGTTCCTGGCCTCGCCGCCCAGCCTCGTCGGGAACCAGCGTGTGCTCAACATGGCGACGGTCATCATCAACGCTACCCCGGAGCTGTACGGGATCGACGAGGGTGGCCACGTCTTTCGGATCTTCGCGCGGTCCACGGACCCCATGGGGGGGCTCTCGTCCATCTTCTTCAAGCTCTACGAGCTGGGCGCCCCGACATCGGACGCCTTCGGCCTGCGGGTGGGCGTGGATCTCACGGGGCCGGCCGACGTGGCCACCGCGCACGTCTCCATCGCCGCCATCACGGAGACGAGCGAGCGCGCCAGGGACTACACCGTCAAGATGCTCAACGCAGGCGACGCCCCGCTCGGCACCCGCATCGGCCTCCTGCGACGCAACGTGGACGTGGCCGGCGAACGGGTGGGCGTCACGATCACGATGCAGTCGGCGGAACGTCTCTGTGTGGAAGCGCTGCACCTCCAGCTTGACCAGACGGAGCCCTTCGTCAGCGGTGGGACGCGGTGATGGACGCGACGCAGGACGCGATCGACTATCTCGGCCGACGACAGCCGATCGGCCAACAGGCGCTCGGCGCCCTGCCGAGTGACGACAGCGGATTCGGCGGTGTCGTCGCCCCTCCCGTGACGGGGCCGGGGGCTGGCCCAGGCGGCGCCCCTGGCCTGGGCACGATCGCGCGTTCGCCGGTCCTCACCCCGCAATCGCAATCGGCGCTCGCCTTGGCGGCGCGTGCCCTGGGCACGGCAGACCGGGGATGGGGGTGGCTCCGGTCGCTCTTCGGACAAGGTGGACCAGACACCGGGGCCGGCCTTGGTGCCGAGGCGTCAGCCGGTGGCGCTGACCAACTCGCCTCCAGCGCGGGTGCCGGGTCGTCGTTCGGCGCGGAGGTCGCGCCGTCGTGGGGCGCGTTGGGGGCCTCCATGCAGGCCGCTGCTCCGATCTGGGCCGGGTTGACCGCGGTCGTCGACCTGCTCGGCCCCCACACCTTCCCGTTTGAAGGGCTCCTCAATTCGATCTTCGGGTTTGATGATCCATCGTCGTCGTGGCTCAACTTCGGCGGCAACGTCAGGAATACCTTGACCGACATCGAGGCGAGGAACGCTGGCCTCGCCGGGGCGCTCTTGACCGGCACGACCGACGCGGAGCTGCAGTCGGCGCTCGGATCGTGGCGCACCGACGTTGGGCGTCTGGTGCCCGGTTGGGGCAAGGACGCGGGCGCGTGGGATCTCCCCGATCTGCCGGGGGCGGGCGGGACCGCGCACGAATGGAAGACCGAATGGGATTTTGCCCCAGAGCTGCTCGGCCTTCGTGCGGAGTTGGCGGCGGCTCGAGCGGGCAAGCCCGCCGCCGAGCGTCAGTCCGCGTTCCTCGACGCGGCGAAGGCGTGGCAGACCGAACAGGCCGCGAAGCGGGCGCAACGTGAGGCCGATGCTCGTGAGTGGGAGCGCGCCTACGATCCAGGGACGGGAGCGCCGTGAGTCGGCCCATGCGTGAGTATGCGCCATGCCGGTGATAAATCCGCTCTCCTGGTCGGTCCTCGGCTTCGGGGATGAGACCGCGTGGATCGACTTCCTCGGCCATCATGCCCTGTGGGGCCGGGCCTTCGACCAGCACGTCAGGCTTCGATTGGCTGCTGGCCCGTATCCGACCCCGCCGCTCGGTGATGGCGGTGGGGCGGAGTGGGATGAAGCCCACCAACTCTGGCACGTCGGCGCCCGTGGCGCGGTCCTCCTGCCGCCGCCGCCTGACTTCCGATCCTATGACCGACGTCAGCGTGAGCAGTTCGCGACGTGGTGTTTTCTCCATGCCCAGGAACACCACCTCATACAAGTCGCCGCTGGGCTATGATGGGGGGCACGATGGACGGCTGGACACTGAGCGACGGGGTGTGGGAAGGGCCGAACGGGGAACGTCTCCGCGCCATCGCTGGCGCGCAGTGGGAGGGCGCACTGGATGTCCCCGATCTCACACCGCCCACAGACCTCGGCGGATTCGTCCCGAGCCTCGGCGGCGATTTCCCCACGGGCGGGATGTTCTCCGGTGGCGATCCCACAACGGGCGGCAATTGGGACCGCTTCTTCTCTGGCAGCGTCCCCGGTGCCGGCGGTGGCGCTGACGCATCTCCGTCGATCTGGGCACAGGTGTTCGGGCCCGGTAGGGACGGTGCTGGCGTCTCACCGCTCTCGGCCTTCGCGCAGACGCTCGGCCTCGGCGCCGCGGGGCTCGGGATCGCTAACACCATCGGCGCCATGAACCGACAGGCGGGACAGGAGCGGACGCAACAGCAGGGGCAAGGATTCGCCGCCGCTGCCGCCCAACCGGCCATCGCCTACGGCACGCAACAGGTCCAGGCCGCCCAGGCTGGCCAGCTTCCGGCCCCAATGGAAGCCGCGGTGAAGCAGTGGACGGATCGGGCGAAGGCCGACATGCGAGCCAAGCTCGCGCATCTCGGGCTCGGGGACTCCACGGCGCTGGGCCAATACGAGGCCCAGATAGATGAGATGGCGCTGGCCATGAAAGCGCAGTTGCTTCAGCAGGAGGGCTCGGGTGGCGTCGCGGCGCTCGGCGTTGGCGCCAATGCCGGACTCGGGCTCGCCCAATCGGGGCAACAGAACGAGCAACTACTGAGCTCGCTCATTGAACAGGCGAACCGGACCCTCGGCATCATGGCGGGGCGACAATAGATGCCGGAGGTTCTGACGCCTGAGATGTCCGACACGGGCGAGGCAACCCCGGCCTCGACGCCGACCCCCTTAGCCGTCATGGCGCAAGGCGCGGTCGGTGGGACGCCTGCGTGGATGGCGCCACCGGATACCTCGTTCATGAACAAGGCGCTGGACGCCTATCTGGACAAGGGGCGCGAACAGAGCGAGGCCACGCGCCGCATGGTCGAGCGTGGACAGACACGACTCGACGAGAACGAACGGCTCGCCGCCGAGCAAGCCGCCGCCCGCAAGGCTGCGATGCCGGGCGCGCTGGCACTGCCGAACGCTCCGTCGATGAAAGCGCGCGGGTTCCTCGATCCCGGACCCGACGCCTCGGTCCTTCAGCAATTGCAGTCGGTCATGCTCGGCATCGGCGTCATCGGTCAGCAGTGGTCGGGACTCCGAGGCTCCGCGACCGCTGCCGTGTCGGCGTTACGTGGCGCGTTCCAGGGCTGGGCCGAGGGTGACCATGAGCGCGCGAACCGCGAGCTGAAGAAGTGGCAGGCGGATACCGAGAAGCTGCTGGCCGAGCACAAAGACCGCGTGGAGTCGTATCAACGGATCTGGGACGACCAGCAGTTGTCGTGGTCGCAGCGCATGGACCTCACAGCCGCCCGCTCACGTCTCGACGGATTCGAGCCGATGATCCTCGCCTCGGAGAAACAGGACATCGGGCAGATTATCGACGTGACCGGCAAACAGTTACAGTGGGGCCAGCAGCACATGGACCGGATGACGAACATTCGGCTCGCCATGCAAGCCCGCGCCGATGCGCTCACCGAGTCGAAGCGGGCCCATGAGGAGTCGGCCCGACACAACAAGGCCACCGAGGAAGCCGAGCGGCGGCGAGCGGACGAGCAGCTACGTCGAGATCAGGAGACGCGACGGCAGCACGAGGTGACGGAACGAAACGCGGCGGCGCAGCTGCAGTTGGCCCGCGAGCGCGAGGCACGACAGAAGGCGGTCACCGACGCCCGGCTCCCCATCCTTCAGGGCGCCAAGGAAGCCATGAAGCTCTCTGGTCAGGAGTTGCAGTTGACGAACCGGCTGCGTCAGACCGAGGACGTGGAGCGCGCCGTGAAGGTGCTCTCGGATGCTGGCGTGATCCCGGAGACCGAGACCGCTGTCGATAAGTTCCGGGCCAAGCTCGCCCTTCAGACCACGCGCGGCGAGAAGGGGAAGGACGTCGCCGAAGCGCTGAACACGATCAAGCGCCAAGCCACGGCCCTCGTCGTGGGCGCCGAGATGTCGCTGGGGAACACCGCCTCGGTGATGCGCCTGAAGGTCATCGGCGAGGCCGAGGCGGGCGGGATCGCCGAGACACCGAAAGCATATTGGGACCACTTCCTGCCGATGCTGCGCCGCTCGTTCACGGACCAGTTGGAGATGACGCGCCGGAACCTTCGGGTCTTCGATCGGGCGGGACGCCTTGCGGGCGAGGCGGGTCAGGAGTCGGCCGATGACCCGCTCGGGATTCTCCGCTGATGCCTGACCGAGCCGCCACGCTGGCCGCCGTGCGCGAGAAGTACCCCGTCTACGCTGACATCTCCGACGACGAGCTGGGGACGCGACTGGCCGCGAAGTACCCGAAGGAGTACGGGTTCCTCGCGAAGGAACGGGTGGACTCGATCCCCGTGGCCCCGAAAGGCGCGGCCGTCGCGAAGCCCACGGTGTCCGGGTTTCTCGGTAAGGCCCTCAAGGAGCGCGGGGGTGACATCGGGGCCATGATCGGGGCTACCGTTGCGCCTGGATCGGGACTCGCCGGGCTCGCCTCACGAGTGCTGGCCTCCGAAGCGGGACATGACGTCGGTCAGGCCGTCACGGGCCAGAAGGTCTCTCCTGGCTACGGGGGAGCCACGCAACTCGCCGGGGAAGCGCTGGGGCGTGTCGTGTCGCCATTCCTCAGCCCGACGCTGTATCGACGCTTTGCCTCGGAGACCGCTCGGAGGCTCGGGGACTGGCTGAAGACGTCGGTGCCGTCCTGGAGTGGTCTGCCGTCGACCGAGAAGGGCCTGTACGAGATGGCGCACGGCACCGGGCAGCGCCTCTTATCGGCCGACTACGAACGGGCGCTTCAGGGGATCAAGGGCGCGATCCCCGCCGGTAAGACGATGGAGATCCCGATGTCGGACAAGTCGGCTCTCGGCTTGACGCGCGTGATTGACACCGCCCCACGCGAGGGGCGCGAGATGGTCCAAGTGGAGATCCGCGACGTGATCGACGCCCTGCCCGGGGCCAGGAAAAGCAGCCCCGCAGCCTATCGCCGAGCGTTGCGCGGCGTCGATCACTCTCTTGAGGACATCGAGCAGGGGCTCGGTGAGGCATTCATGAAGCAGCGCGCTGAGTACAAGGCTGGCGCCGGGTTCATGGAGTTTGCCGAGCGCGGAAAGTTCCTGCACGGCGAGACGTTCGACCCCGTGAAGGCGCAGCGCGCGTTCGATCAGTTCGGTAAGCGCTCGCTCCTGAGTCGTGACCTGGACCCGATCCGTGCGATCATCCGACCCGGCGCGCAGCCCATCACGGCGGCCAAGCACAGCCCGTGGTCTCGACGGCTCCAGGGCGCGCTGGCCGGCGAGGCGGTCGGCTACCCGCTCGGCGCATCAGGCTATCTCGCTGGTCCAGTCATCGGTGGGGCCATCGGCGAGCGTGTGATCCCGGAGACCACCTACCGGAACGTGCCGATGTCGCCCGCGCTCAACATGGCTGCTCGGGTCGCGACGCCGCTCGCCGCTCAGGCGATCCGTGAGGGCGGGCGCCTGGTCGGCGTCCCTGAGATGTGGCCCGGCCCATGAGTGACGACCTCGCCTCCGACGCCGAACGCCTGCTCTCCGAGGCCCAGCCAGAGGCGAGCACCCTCGATGTGATGGAGGAGTGGATCGTCGCCACCCTGACCGACGCCATGCAGCATGCCCAGAAGACGACCGAACAGATTTCCGCCGCCAACGCCGCGATCAAGTACCTCGCCGTCAAGGCCAAGCTGCCCGTCGCCTATGGGTCAGGGTTCGACGAATGACCGGCGCGCGTGCTATCCTGCTCACCGCTTCCGAGGGGAGGCCCCGCATGCGACGACTCGCCTTGACGGTCCTCATGCTCCTAGCTTGCTCTGGCCCGGCGCTCGCTCAGACCACTTCGTATCCGAGCCAACTCAACCCCCGGAACTCGCAGGTGGTCTCCACGGCCAGCGCATCGGCGGCCAAGACCCTGACGGGGGTCGCCGGTCGGGCGTGGCGCGTCTACGGGCTCTCCGGGTGGTGCTCTGCGGGCACCTCTGGCGTGACCATCGCGGAAGCCACGGTGACCACATGGAGCACGCCAGCGGCGGCGATCGGCACCTCGATCGTGACCTTCACGTTCCCGCCCTATACCGCGGCGGCCGGAGCCAGCGTGGTCATCACCCTAGCGGCCTGTGGCTCTGGCAATACGGCGACTCTGAACGTGCTCGCGGACCTGCACTGAGATGCGCGACCTCACTACCGAGACGCATCGCGCGACAAACGGCGACGGCCCACCGATCCTAGACATGGACCCCCCCGAGATTTCCGACGAGGCGTCACTTCGTCAAGCTCGCGCGCAGCATCGGGTGGTCAAGCGGGACAAGGCCCTGGCCGAGATCGCCGTCCTCCTGATCGACTCGGCTCGGATGCTCGAGCCCATCGTCACGCTGTTGAGTGGCCGCGCCTTGCGCTGGGCGTCGCTCATTGCCGCGATGGTCCTTGCCTCCCAGGCCATGCGCGACCCCTCGTGGGAGCGGCTGGCTGTCCTCGCGGGATTCATGATCTTGTCGCCCCTGATCTGGTGGCGCGCGTGAAGGAGATCCTATGAAGAACGAGTCGAAGTACGGCAAGAACTCCCTGCGACCGAACCCCGACAAGGCCAATCCGGTGAAGGGCACGCTCGCGTTCGCGTCCCCTCCGGCACTCGTCGGCGACTTCGGGGGCGACGCCACCACGCCGGGCAACACGACCATTGGGGACTTCGGGGGCGGCGCGTCGCCACGGATCACGAACGGCTTGCCGGCCGGGAACGACAAGGCGGGACGACGACGGAAGTGAAGTGCCGGGACTGCGGCGGCTCCATGCGGGCGAGCGGCGAAGGGCTGGCCGTGGTCGGCGTCGTCCGCTGGTTCATCTGTCTCACGCCGCGCTGTGGCTACTCCACCGGGTTACGGACATGAGCCTCCTCCGGCATGGTGCTGCACGAGAGGTGCAGACGGGGCTCCGCTTCCTCCCTCCTGAGAAACACCGGAGGAGTTTCACCGCCCGAGACCTCGGCGGTCTCCTGGCGCTTCTTCTCGTGTTCGCGGCGCCCGCCATGGCCCGTGGCCCTGGACGGCCAGACCTCTTCGCACAGACCGCGGCCTTCCCGCTCAACAAGAGCGTCACGTCCTCAGTAGGGCAAGGCATCTCGATCGTGCTGACCCCGAACCAGAACACGCAGAACGTCCGCGTCTACGACTTCTCCGTGCGGTGCTCGGCAGGCACGGCCACGTTGACGATCAGCGATGGCGCCACGGTCATCCGCGCCTATCCCAACCAGATCACCTCCTCGTTCCGCATCGGGACGTTCACGGTGCCCCTGATCGCCACCCGCGGGAATACGATGACGCTCGCGTTGACCTCGTGTGGCCCCAGCGCGACCGGCACTCTGACGGTCAGGGCGGATAGCTACTAACCATGATCCTGAGGGCGAAGAAAGGCCCGAGGCGCCAAAGAACCGCTGAGTCGGGGGCACCCGTAGGCGAGAGCCGAGGCGGACAGCGTACAGGTCTGAGCCCATGTTGCACGATGACAGCCGTTGTACTCGTCGCCGCTCTCGCGCTGGTCTGGGCGGGTGCGGCGACCGCTCAAGTCTTCGGTGACTTCACTGGGGAACCTGGGCTCACCCCCGGCACCGGGATCGTGGTCACGGACCCCGGCCTCGGCGTCCCTGGTATCTCCATCGCGGACACCGCGGTCACGCCCGGTCAGTACGGAGACGCCACCAACGTCGGACAGTTCACCGTCGATAAGCAGGGCCGGTTAACCCAGGCCGCCAACGTCCCGATCACGGGCTCGGTCGACGTGACGACGAGCCTGGACGTCCTGTTCTGGCTGGTGGGGTTCCAGTGATCCGACGCGCGCTGCTCGTCTCTCTGTTCTTGGTGGGTGGCGTTGCGCTCGCCGAGGCCGCGCCCTGCACCATCGTCCCGACGCTGGCGTTTCACGGCGCGCTGACCACGACCCCGAATACGGTCGTCTATACGGTTCCCGCCGGTAAGATTTTCGTCACGACCTCGGCGCTCATCGCCAGTAACGCCACCGGGACGACCGTGCGTGCGGTCACCGTCAAGGGTGATGGGGTCTCGTGGGTGCCAGCCTTCGGGCTGGCCGCGAATCAGGCGCTCGAGTACATGAACGGGATCGTGCTCACGGCGGGCATGACGATTACCGCGTGGCAGGGCGTCGGCACCGACGTCGATCTCACGATCAGTGGGGCGCTCTACACGTGCCCGTAGTCCTGCTGATCCTTCTTCTGCTCGTCTCGCCGGCATGGGCTGGTATCACAAGCTTCCAGCTTCAGGACTGGGAGATCGAGGAGATGGGTCGTCGCGCACTGCTAGCCAGGCAGTTTGAGCAGATCCCGATTGGTGAGACGCGCGAGGTGCAGGCTCCATGCGGTTGCAATATCTGTTTCGGGGAGGCGCTCCGTGTCTCCGAAAACGAAGTTAAGTGGTCCGGGTTTACGCGATCAACGCTAGCGAACTGTGCTGATAGGGGCCATATCGAGCGATTCAAGTGATCCGATTTCTTCTTGCGCTCCTGTTCCTGTTCCCGTCGGGCGCGTGGGCCGGCATCACCACCACTGGCCCCACGATGGTCCCGCCGGTCAGAGGCGGCACCGGCATTGACACTTCCGCGTCTACTGGTTACCTCCATATCCTGACGGGGGCGTGGAGCGTCATTCCGACGATCCCGTTCACGGATCTCTCGGGCAGTCTTGCGTGTTCGCAACTGCCCGCATTAACGGGCAGCGTGACCACCTCGGCTGGTTCCTGCGCGACTACCGTAATTACCAATGCGAACCTGACAGGTGATGTGACCTCGATCGGCAATGCCACAACGCTCGCGAGTATCCCGACGGCAACGCCCGCAGTTGGTTACATCCTCTTCACGGATATCGCTGCACCGTCTTCACCGTCCGCTGGGAAGCTCGCCATCTTCGGTGACTCCACCGGTCTTCGATTCCACGATAAGAATGCAGCCGGCACGATCGGGACCACGGTGGTCGCCGATACCGGCTCGTCCAATAATTTCCTGACGGCCATCAGCGCTGCTGGCGTCATCTCCAAGGCTCAGCCGGCCTTTACAAATCTCTCGGGTTCGGCGACGTGCGCGCAGTTGCCGGCGTTGACCGGTAGTGTCACCACGTCGGCGGGATCGTGCGCGACCACGGTCATCACGAACGCGAACCTGACCGGCCCCATCACGTCGAGCGGCAACGCGACGGCGATTGCGGCCCAGACCGGCACGGGGACCACGTTCGTCATGCAGGTCGCCCCGACGATCACGACTAGCGTGACGGTGCCGATCGTGTATGGCGGCACGACCGTCGGGAGTACCCTCACGCTCGCCGGCACCTCTAACGGCAGCCCGGCGAGTGCCGACGTGATACTCAACGGTTCGGCTCAGGGGAATGTGGCGGTCGGGACCACGACCCCCAACGTGGGCGGCTTCGCCTCCGGCACCGTGACCAGCGTGAGCGGTGCCACCAAGGGCGTGCTCGAACTGATCTCGACGTCCGCCGATGCCCCGGCGACCGATCTCGGTTACGTGTCCTTCATCGGCAGCGCGAACACTAGCGGCAAGCGGATGGCCGAGGTTTATGCCCAGACGGTCGGCGCGACCTCGAATAATCGCGGGGCGTTTCTGGGGTTCAACACGAAGCCGAACGCCGGGTCTCTGACGGAGCGGATGCGGATTGAGAGCGGCGGCAACGTCGACATCAACACGACAGCCTCAAACGTCGCGGCGTTCAGTGCCTCGAATACGTATCTAACGATTGGGGCGGCGTCAGGGTTCGAGAGCGTCGTGGAAGTCACAGGGAATACCGCCAGCGGCGCCACCGGCATCGGCTCGATCGCCTTCACGAATATCAGCGGCTCGAAGCGCGGTGCCCGCATCGAGGCCATCACCAATGGCACCGATGGGTCTGCTGACTTGGCGGTCTATACATCGAGCGCTGGGACGCTCGCGGAGGTCTTGCGCTGGACGAAGGCCGGCGCCACGCGCCTGGCCGGATTTACGTTCGCCAACATCGCGACGGTGCTGACGACGAACGGCGACGTCGGGTACTGCTCCGACTGCACGATCGCCAATCCCTGCGCCGGCTCCGGCACCGGGGCGATTGCTAAGCGCCTCAACGGGGTCAGCATATGCAACTAGTCGCAGCGCTCCTGGTGCTGCTTCTTCTCACAACGTCCGTCTGGGCGCTCCCGGTAGCTCTCACGGACGGGACGGCCGCGACGCTCAGCGGCACGCCTACCGTGTCGTCCTGCGGCACATCACCCAGCGTCTCGGGGGACAATGGCTCTGGCATCATCACGGTCGGCTCGGGCGTCTCGGTCCTGAGCTGCACGCTCAGCTTCTCTGCGACGTTAAGCGCCGCGCCCGTCTGCATCGCGGTTCCCAATTCGGCGATCTCGCTTGGCGTGTCGACCAGCACGACCGCGCTGACGATCACGATGGCGCTCACGCTCGGGGACGGCAAGATTTTCTATGTTTGTCGTGGCACGTGATGCGGCGGCTACTTCTCGTTCTGATTCTCTTCCCCTCGCTGGCCTGGGCGGGCATTACCTCTACTAATACCGACCCGACTCCACAGGGCACAATCACCGTCGTCCCGGAGGCGTTGCATACGACGGTTTCCGGCTCGCCGGTCGGGTTGGGCGGGACCCTCAATCTCGGGCTCGTTGATCCGATGACGCTGACCGGGCTGACACTCACTGGCCCTACGTTCTTGAATCTTGGTGTCGCGTCGACCACCTACGGCAAGGCGACATTCTTCAGCGGCGCTAACGCCAATACGACGACGTTCACGGTCGGCTCTGTCCCTGCCAATATTACGTTCACATGGCCGACGCAGGACGGCAATAGCGGTGATTGCCTCGTTACCGATGGTGCAGGACATTGGACCTTCACCCCAACATGCGGAGGCGCTGCCGGAGGCATCCTGACGCTCGGCGGTCAATCGGGCTCGGTGCAGAGCTTTGGTAACGATACCAACGTCACCATGACATCGGCGTCTAACGTCCACACCCTCGGGTGGACAGGGCTCCTCGGGCTCGCGCGGGGCGGCACACATACCGACCTCAGTGGAACGGGCGGGGCCTCGAAGTTCCTCCGGCAGAATAGCGTCGGCGCGGACATTACCGTGGTCCAGCCAGCGTTCACAGATCTGTCGGGAAACCTTGCGTGTGGACAGTTGCCAGCGCTCACGGGGGCGGTGACGACGAGCGCCGGAAGCTGCGCGACGAGTTTTATCGCGGCAGCAACATTCGTGACGAGCGTCACGACGCCACTCATCTACGGCGGCACGGCGGCCGGGAGCACCCTGACGCTCGCCGGCACCTCAAACGGTGCTCCCGTGAATGCTCATGTGATTCTCAATGCCTCGGCGCAGGGGAACGTCGGCATTGGCACTACAACCCCGAATGTCGGCGCCTTTGGCTCGGGCACAATCGTAAGTATCGTCGGTGCCAACAAGGGAGTTGTGGAATTGGTCTCTACGGCGGCTGACGCCGCAGCCACCGACCTTGGTTATCTGGCCTTCATTGGCTCCAACAACACTAGCGGCAAGCGAATGGCTGAAATCTACGCTCAATCGACGGGCACCACTGCGAACAACCGAGGCGCGTATCTCGGCATCAGTATCAAGCCGGATGGAGCCGCGCTCGCGGAGACTGTTCGTATCACATCTACCACCATCGGCCTCGGGACCACCTCGGCAAATGTTGGGGCCTTCAGTGCCTCAAACTTTGTTGTTACGGTCGGTAGGGGAACCGGTGAAGGCATCCTTGAATTGCTCGGTAACACCAGTGCGAGTGGGGCGGGCCTAGGGAGTCTGGCCTTCACGAACGAGACCGGAGCGAAGCGTGGGGCTCGAATCGAGGCGATCACAAATGGCACCTCCGGCTCGGCGGATCTCGCCTTCTCCACATCAACGACGGGTACATTAGCTGAAGTCATGCGGCTGGATAAGGCCGGGAATATGAAGTTAAACGCCTACGGCGCCGGGGCACTCTCCACCGACGCCAGCGGCAACGTCACGGCCGGCATTCTCTCACGGCCGTTCGGCGGTTGGGGCTCCGACGTCAGCGGGTCCACAGGGGTTGTTTCGTTCAACGCCGGCACGCCGATCTTCAACAACGTCTTGACGGCGGGGCGCATTCTCTATGGGGCGGCCGGGAATACGGTGCTATCAAGCGCAGACTTCACGTTCGACGCTGCTCAGGTCGTCGTCGGTGGAGTGGCACGGCAGAACATCACCGCCGCTTCGCCTGTCTATGACATTGCCGGGAATACGCTTGGGTATGGATTGACGATCGGGGGTGTGACCCCTAGCTCGCCGACCGTTCTCAATGTGGCTTCCGGTAAGCAGTTGAATGCTGTTCAAGTGAACCTGACGAACTCTGGGGCAGGCGACCTCAACGCATTTGCTTTTACGCTTGCCGCCACCGGGGCGACACAGAGCGTACAGCCTATTCGAGGTCTCATCGGCACTGTGACCAATTCAGGGACGGGGAATGCTAAGACGACAGCGATGCGGTTGCAGTCGGTCGGCTCTGGAGCGAATGCCTCAGTCCTCGGCACAATAGATGGCAGCGTCGACCTCATCAGCACCACGAACACTAACTCATTTATCTATGGCGCCACGCTTGACGCTTCTGGCGGCGCCCTCGCCAGTGCCCGAGGCTCGGGGCTCCTGTTCTTTGAGGGCATCAACGCCCCGAAGTTTCTCATTGGCGTGGGGTCTCTGGGCCCGATTAGTTGGGATGCTGCCGCCTATCGGGCGTGGATGGGATCGGGCTCGACGACGACGGCGCGTGCTATTCAGGTTTTGAGCACAGACGCGGGTACCGAGACGTGGATGGTCGATAGAATCGGCTTCCAGGTGATGACGCCGAGCCTGATAAGCCCATCGTTCGCGAACTCGCGCCCATTGCTAATCAATGCGACGACCTCCGGCTTGCGCAACGCTGCCGAGAGTGGACTCACCTCGAATCCTGTGGCTGGTTACTACGTTGTCAATAATGATTCGTCGACATCGTTAGCGACGGGATTGGGCGATCATACTTCCGTGACAGGATGGACACGCGCCATTGAGGGTGCGACGTTCACTGGAACGGGCATCGCCAGCGTGAATACTTACGAGATTTTCGGAAGTTCCTCGGCAACTGAACGCGCTGCCCTGGCAGGGTTCGGTTTCTACAACCTCGGCTCGAATGCCAGCGTGTACGGGGTCAATGGATTCATGGGGGTCGCCAGTGCCGTGGCGAGTATCGGCACGTTAGTATCCTCCGGCCTGTTTGAATTAAATTGCCAGCTTGCCTCGTGTTCAACAAAGGGCTTCGGAATTGTCGCGCAGAATCTCACGAGCCCCTTTGGGACCACCTTAATCGGAGCGTCGGCATTCTTCGTCTTGAGTAAGACGACGGATGGAGGCGCAACAGAGGCGTGGACGGATGCGTTCCGCGTCGCGTCGAGCTACTCCTCGACGACGCCGAACATGCGCATTCTGAATGATGGCACGATACGAGTGACACCTATCGCTGCTTTCGCCTCAAACGCCACCGGCATCGCGGCTCTTCGTTTGACAGCCGGCACCGACACAGCCGCCACGACCACGCAGGCATATGGCCTCCTGAGCGAGTTCTTTCCGAGAAACACCTCGGCGAATTCCGAGTTCGCGGGTGTATCCGTGCAGCTCACGACGGACGGCAGCAATATCAACGGCGGCATGGTGGCGGGCGATTTCCAGTACACCCGCCTGACCGCGGCCGGGCAAGGTGGCTTCAATGCCGCAGTGGCCGGTGGGGTGCATACGCAGGTCTCGGGAGCGGGCGGGATTCATCATCAGGGTCATCATGGGCTGTGGCTGTGGTCAGGGGATCAAGTCGCGGGGCAGGTCACGACGCGCGCGGGGACAGCGGTGCTCGTGGGGAGCGGGTCGACAGGTGGCTGGACGCATTTTGTCGAGTTCTACGATCGGGATCTATCGGGCGCCACGCTCTTTGGCCCGTTGCTGTTCCGTGTCGATCAGAACGGCGTCATCTTCAGCAACGCGCCGTCCGGGTTTACAGGCAACGTGATGGACTTCCAGGTGAACGGCACGAGTCAGTTCAAGGTTCGCCAGGATGGGCTCGTCACGAATAGAAAGCTAGCTGGTGTCGCGGCGTCCGCCACGGTATGCGCGGATATCAACGGCAATCTGTTCGCGAATGCGGGGCCGTGCTAACGGCGGCGCGAAGGAGGAGCGGATGGCAACCGTCGTGGCGTGGATACTCTGGAGTGCCTTCGGGTCGACGTGGTGGATCGGGGCGCCGTTGTCTGAGCCCCCGCGGGAGCGTCCCGTGCAGGTGGCGTTCATCTCGTCCGAGCAGTGCGAGATGGCCGCCACGCAAGCCCGTCGCCTCAGTCATCGGTCGCTGACTTGGGTCTGTCTTCCTGATACCATCGACCCGCGTGCCGTACACTCTCAACGCCTTGGAGGTCTTCGATGATCCGACGTCTCGTTACCCTGTGTCTGTTGCTGACCGCGGCCTTCGTGGTGCCTGTGGGCGCCCAGCAGCCGCCGTTCTCGCAGGCGTTCACGTTCCAGAACGCGGCCACGGTCGCCGGCAACGGCGCCGTCATGAACACCGGCAACTTCACGGTCCTGGGTCTCCAGGTCGTTAAGACCGGCACGTTCGTCGGGACCGTCAACCCAGAGGGGTCGATCGGCTCGAGCACCACGTGGTCCGCGATCCCCTGTTACCCGCAGGGGTCGAGCACGGCGAGCACCGCGCCGGATAACGGGATTTTTCGCTGTAGCGTCATCGGCGTCACGCGGGTCCGCATGCGGCTGTCGAGCGTGACGACGGGGACCGGGACCGGCTCGGTCTACGGCTTCGGGACGCAGATGGGGCCGATGCCGGTCAACGTCCCGTGATTCCGCTCCTCGTGGTGCTGGCCCTCGTGGGCCTGACGTGGAGCCCGCTGATCGCTCGAGCCACGAGTCCGTCCGGCCGGCTCTATGACGTCCCGTGGTCGCTGTGGCTCCCTGCTGGCGGACTCGTGCTGGCGGTATGGGTGCGCGGCTGGCTTGGACTCGCCGTCGCCTATGTTGTCGTCCGAGCGATCCACGCAGGGCACGAGTCGGCCCTCTGGACGTCGGTCTACTTCGCTCTGGGGGTCGGACTGCTCACCATGGTCCGGGGAGCCCCCAGGGAGTTTGTCCGGTGGTCGCTCCTGCTCTGCGTTGCTTTCGAGATCGCTTGGTCCTTCGTCTGGCGGGGCGGCACCTTGGCTCAACCGGCCTTCCTGGGGGCCGCCGTGGCGGCCGTGCTTCCGCTGTCCCCATGGTGGGCCTGGCCCCTCCTCGCGCTCGGCATTGTATGGTCGAAGTCCTATCTTGCCGCGCTGGCCGTCCTCGTCGGAGCCCTGGTGCGCTGGCCGGAGGACCGTCTCCTGATCGTGGCCCTGGCCTCCGTTGCGGTCATCAGTTACGGGCTGGTGACATCCTACAAGAGCCTGTATTCCACGGGGGTACGACTCGACCTCTGGCGAGCGGGCCTGACCGACATGACCCCTCTCGCGTGGATGATCGGCTACGGTCCAGGCGGATGGGGAAGCCGCATGTGGCGCCACGATGCCGTCCCGGGACATCTCTTCACTGCCGCTCACCACGAGCCATTGCAGTGGCTCTACGAGACCGGGATGGTCGGTGTGGCGCTCCTCGTCGGCTGGTGCCGTGAGTCTGCGCGCTGGGTGGCTCGTGCCCCCGCGATGTGGCGCGGGGCGTTCGCGTCCGTCGCCGTGCTTAGTTGCGGGCTTCAGGTCTTCCACCTCCCGACGCTGGCCCCGGTCATGGTGCTGGTACTCGGTGGGGCACTCCACTCCGAAGGAGAACTCGGTACGTGAGACAGACCATCCTCAACGCCGGCCTCGTGGTTGGCGTGGCCGTGATTTTCGGCGTCGCCGAACGCTCGTGCGCTCAGTCGCCACCGCCACCCCCCTCCCTCGAGGACCGCCTGGATCAGTGCAACGTCGACCTCGGCATGGCGAAGCGCGATGCCGGTGACACCCGCATGGAAGCCGCGAGGCTGAATTACCAGCTCCGTGAAGCCAGTAAGGCGCTCGCCGCCGCGGGCTTTCGGATCAAGGATGGTAAGTGGGGCAGGGTGGAGAAGGACGAGCCGAAGACGAACGAGGAGAAGAAGTGAGTGAACGGATGGCTGGATCGGCTTCGCCTCTTCGGCGCGCTCATCAAAGACCCGGGCCTCCCGGTGTTGGTCGCGGTGTATCTCATTGGCGTGCTCACGGGCGCGTTCCCAAGCTTTCTCAGCTCGGGCATCAGCAGACAGACGGAGATGCTTGAGGCCCATCGCGTGATGTCAGATCGGCTCATGAACGACTTGGCCGAGGGCGCGCGCCGACAGAACCGAATCCTGGCCTTGCTCTGCACGGCCGCCGTGGACCCGGTGTTGAAGTCCGAGTGTGTCCGATGACCCTCCGTGACCAGATCGTCCGCGACGAGGGGCGCGTCCTGCACCTGTACTATGACCACGGCGTTCCTCATATCGGCGTCGGCTGTAACCTGATGATCCCGGTCCCCGCAGACATTGCCGCCGAGATCACGATCTCGCAGGAGAACGCGGACCGCCTACTCGATCTCAGGATCGCCCAGGCCGCGAAGGATCTCTACGGGCATCTCCCGTGGACACTCCAGCTCGATGAGATCCGCAAGTCTGCGTTGATCGCCATCGTCTTCAATATGGGGATCGGGAATCTTCTCGGCAAGAACGCCGAGGCGGTCCTGTCGATGCAGCGCGGAGACTACGCCGACGCGAAGCGACGGATGCTCGGCGGGACGTGGGAACAGCAGGTTGGTCTTCGCGCGGTGAGGCTCATGAACCAGCTCGTGACGGGAGAGTGGCAATGATGAAGACGGCCCTCTTGCTGCTGTCGATCTACGCGATGTCTGACTTCCTGATGGGGTTTGGGGGGGCCATCGGGACCGCCATGCTCGCCACGGAGAACGGCGCCTTTCCAAGCTGGAGCGCGGTGATTGCCGCGGCCGTGACGGGCATGATGGCGTCGCTTCGGACGCTGATGCCCATTCTGAAGTCGATGCTCCAGGAGTACGGGATCAAGGTCAACGGCGCCGATACCAGCGCCGTCGTGAAGGCAGCAGCGAAGACTTAACAGGAGGATATGATGTTCATCGAAAAGCCTCTACCAGAGCCACTACCGACTCCGCAACCCGAACCCGATCCACAGGCGCCGTAGCGATGGCCGAGACACAGAGCGATCTCGAAAAGGCGCAGATGTCAGCGGCGCTGCTCGCCACCGTGATCGGGGCCATCGTGCCGGCGTTCACGCAGCTCCACAACTCCATCCACGGCACGAGGCCGAAGCGGCCGACGAAGAAGAAGCCGAAGAAGAAGGTCGCCGCGTAACGTGATCCCGGTCCTCGACACGATCACGGCGATTGCGAAGATGATCGGCCTGGCGCTCGGGCTCGTGAGTAAGGGTCAGGACCGCAAGGCCGGCGTGGATGCGCAGCGGGCGAAGGAGGGCGACGCGACATTGAAGATCCAGCAGGAGGTTACCGATGCGGCGGCGGCGATGGATACTCGGGATGCTCGTGATGTTGACCCTGCTGGCTGGCTGCGGGGCCCACGATCCGGTGGTGTATCGGGTCAAGCCCATCCTCCGACCCCCGCCGCTCCGGCCGACGTTCACCAGCCCACTGAGCGACGCCGAGGCTCTGTGGATTCTTGACGTGGTGCGATGGGGCGAGATCCATTGTGCCGAGATTGCCGCACTCCGCGGCGACGATCCGAGAGTCTGTCGAGTCGAGTGAGATGGTTCCCTAACTGGTGGACGGAACATCTGGCTGCGTGGCTCCTGGGGGCCACCCTGGCGACCTTGGTCTATCTGTACCCGAGGTGACAAGTTACGTGACAAGGAGGAACGCCTAGACGAGCGAGCGGACAGGATCGGTGAGAGCCGTGGCGCCGCGCTGTATCGAGGCGCGGGCTAGACGGCAACGTCGGTCTGTCGAACCATCGGGCGGGACCGGTCTTGGTAAGACTGGACCGTACCATGCCGCGGTGTACACGCGGGACGCCTTCCGAGCGGAGGGTAAAAAGACTGACGGCCCGCCGAAGCGAGCCGCCAACCGAGCGACACGAGCCTGGGTAGGCAAGACAACAATGGCATACGTGACTTCGTTCGTCAAGAGCGGATTTCGCATCGGTGATGGTTTGCCTGTCGATGACTACTTGACACGGTATGGTAGGGTGGTCACCGAGGCCGGAACGGAAAGCCGGTTGTCTGATAGCGGGTACAGCGAGGACGCTCCTCAGCCGCTAAGGCTGCCCCTCCCCCTCCCCTACGTCTCCCGCGTGCGTGTACCGAGCGTCCGTGAGCGATGGCAGGGGGAGGGTCCCAAGGAAGACGCCTACCAGGGAGGCCAGCCCCA